AATCTTGAACCTCGGTCCAAGTTTCTAGGTACTTGGTCTTCTGATGTGGTATAGATCGAGCCCTTGTCCACGATACTTGGTACATGCTATTCTACCCCCTTTGCTAATATTATTTTATAGGCCTGATCAGTCACGTCTTCGTCTGCGAACGTAACCTCCATATCAGTGTGACCAAAGTCCACGTCCCTTTTAACCATGATATTGATAGCTTCTTTTAAGGAGTTTTCTTGGACAGAAAACTGACAAGCACCTGTTTCTGTTTCGTACCACCCACAGAAAAAAAGTTTGTCAGGCTCGGCATATAAGGCTGTCTTCGTGCCATTAGTTTGATTACTCATGCCTCGTCATCCATCCAAGGATCATACTCGTCGATCCTTGGCGCATTTAAGTTGTGAAAATTGCAATACTCACGCAGTTCATCAATCACACGGGAATAGTATTGGTATTTTCGTTCCGCTTCGTTTTGACTTATCTCACCATCTTCATGTAAGTTTTCAGGCGACAAATTGCAGTCTAAAGTTTCGCTGATTTCATCTACATTATCCTGTGTCAAAGGATAAGATAACGGGTTATGCACTCGGTACGAGTACTTACTTTTTTTACGAATGTAGTAACCTAATAATACAGGTTTCATAATTAACTTCCTATGTATTGAACGTGTGTCCACGTTTCTTTGTTGGCTTGTTCAGTGCTTAAAAATTTGATTGCTTTTTTTAAATCACGCGATACCATGTCACTCTGATCTAATAGATCACGGTTATGCTCGAAGTTCTTATCGTAAGGCTTACGAAAAGAGGGGAAAAAGTCGGCTTGATAGACAAGGATATTTTCTAGATCAGGTACCAAAAGCTCCACCTTACAATCATCAGGGCTTTCTGCAAAATTATCCAAGATGTAATTGTGTAACGGCCAGTTATTGCGGTAATGCATTAACTCTACGCTATAAGATGAAACCTCAAACCCTTGGTACAGGGTTCTTGGTTTGGCGTTCTTGGTAACACCCAGACTTGGAAAGAAAACTTCCCCCGAAAAATACATCTCTAGTCCCATTAGATGGCCTCCTTAACAGTTGAACACTCAAGGCAATGCTTAAGAGATAAGGTGTACCCGTGCGAAACAAAGCAAAGCACTCCATCGTGGTTCTCGGCTGTGTCTGCTTTTGATGATCCAATGCGTTCTGATTTGCGACTGTATAAGTCACCCTTTGCAATGGTACCTTTGCAACAGCTACACTTATATTCTCTACGCGATTTAATTAGTTTAGTTATCATGGTCATCACCCTCGTCGTTGCACCAACAACATGGCTCATCGTTTGGGTATTCTCGACACCAACAACATATCTTATTTATGATTTGTCTCATAACAAATGACCTCCCGTTTTAAACTGTATGTACTGTGTCACAGTGTTTTCAACTTCGTTGTTGAACTCTGCAAACATGCGGTCTCCAACCGAGGTGACTTGCTGGACAAAAACAGACCAGTCTTGTTCCGCTTCCCAGTAGAATGTCGCAAGTGCTAACAGTCTATCTTCTCTTTTCCACACTCCCTTATATTCAAATTCAAACACTTCGATGATTTCAACTTGACCTTGAGCATCTGCTATCATTCGTCTAGCGTTGCCTGTTTTATACTCAAACTCTGCACTGTTAATAACTTGTTCAATTCTACTCATAACTTACTCCCATATTTTTTTGCTATAATGCGGTCTTTTACCAACATCTCGATATATTCAGGAGACATATTAGTATTGACCTTCAACGATAGCCTAAAGTCGTCTAAATCACGCTTATCAGCACGTATGTTCATGTCCTTTATGACATCGTCTATAATTTCTTGTACCATCAGTATGTATCCGCCTGATAATCAAGATCGTCTTGATTTATCTCGTCATAATCGTCATTCACTTCATATAAATCGTCACCAATTTTAACAACGAATCCAACACCTAAAGCTCTTTGTAAAAGCTCATCAGAATTTAGTTCGAAATTAAAAGATCCTGCTTGTGATAAGAATAAAGAATTTTTGGTATGAGTTTCCATCAGTGATCCCCCTCTAATACAGGCTCGATCGAATCAAACGCTTCTTGTGCCCACTCAGGAAAACCATGTTCCTCGTCCCTGCGATCTAGCAGATGTAGAGCCACCCAGTATGAGACATCTTCTGTCATATCAACAAAGGTGTTAGTATCCAGATTGATGCATAGAACGCGGATTGATACCGCATCCTCGCAATGTTCATATGCCATAAGACATGCATCACTAAATTTTTCTGGCATGGGTTGATCGATACCATAATCTTCAGTATCAGCCTCATTGTACGTTCCCGATACACCAGACGACGTAATTAAATATTGATGTTTCATATCAATACCCCATCCCAATCAGATGATACTGTAGCGTAACCTGATTTAATAAGACCCCGAAGATAACCACGTTGAAACGGGTTTTTAGGAGGGTCATAGTCAAAAGATGCAATAGCCTGATCTACGTCAAAGTTAGGCTCATCAACTTCATTTGTAGACGCCTCACGGCCACTGTGATATTCTTGTAAATTATCTAAAGTTTTCATAATAATAATCTTTCGTTTAATTGTTGATAGAGACTAAGTTATAGAGTTGCACATACAATGTCAACAGGGCGGTGAACACAGATTTAGTATAGAAGGGATCTCGGTTCTCGGTTCTCGGTTGAGTTTACCTATAGGACTTTTTACCACAGATTTTATTTTTATTTTAATTTATCATCCAAATATGACGTAAACAGTGTAAACAACGTAAACAGTACCTTATTTATATACTTCAAACCAGCCCATTTCCGTTTACACCCCGTTTACATGTTTACACTTTTCTGGAAAAAAGGCCTATATAGGAACTCACTTTTGTGATCACAAACTAGAAATAACCTAAATGTTTACACTTTGCTGTATACATTGCATACCTTTCGTTATTGGTATAACTTGTCTTTAAGAAACAACGAGGTTGATATGTCTTCGGTTAAAAATAAAATAGAAAAAGAACACAATAGAACTTTAACTAATAGGCAGATAACTTTTGCACGTCACATTGTAGAAGGTATCTATTCGAATGCAGAATGTGCACGTAAGGCTGGTTATTCTGATAACGTGGCCGCCAAGCAAGCCTCAGTCCTTTTAAATGGCCGTGACTATCCGCACGTTCTGGAATACATCCAAGAGCAAAGAGACGAACGTGAGCGCCGTTACGGGGTGACCACAATTGGACAGCTCGAGAGACTTCATAAATTGTCAGTCGGTGCAGAAGAAGAAGGCCAATTTTCTGCGGCGATCAATGCCGAAAAAATACGCTCCGCATTAGGTGGTTTAACAATAGATAGACGCGAACAAATTCACACCATTGACCAGCTTTCGCGTGATGAAATCACCGCACGTTTAACTTTGCTTCAAGAGAAATATCCACAGGCTTTTGTGGTCGATGCAGAATATAAGGATGTAACAAATGAGCCAAGGTCCAGAGTCGAACTTTTGGAAATCGATAAGGCAGAACTTACCACCAAAGACGTTCGCGACGAGGATTGAGAACAAACACGGGGGCGGTGTTCCTGATGTTCATCTGCTTTGGGACGGCATACCAATATGGATTGAATTAAAAGTAAGCAAAGGCAACGCAGTAAAAGTCTCTCCTCATCAAGTCGCTTGGCATATGGCATATCACGCCCGAGGTGGCCTCAGTTTCTACTTAGTAAAGAGGCCCAAGGAACGTGACCTAGTTTTGTTTGGGGGCGATCAGGGGGTTGCGTTGGCCTCTGGGGGCATATCCGAGGCCCAAGGTACGATATACAAGAGCCCTGCGGCTCTGTTCTTGGCTCTGCGCCCTGTTTTACTGGATAAATTGGCTTGTTCTCTGCGCCCTGCGCCCTAACTCTGCGCCCTGCGCCCTAACTCTGCGCCCTGCGCCCTGTGTTTTTGTTCTATACTTTTTATTTTGAGGTGGTTAGGGGCTCTCGCCCCTTCCCTTTAATGCTCTACGATTGCGATAGATTTCCCCTTGCTGGATCCCTTGCACAATTTGCAAGCGGTACACTGGACGCGACGGCCAGCCTCTTTTGATGCTGGACAAAGCGCCTCGTTCGCCTTGTCTAATTCGCCGAGATCCGCGATCACTCGAAACGTGCGCCGCCCTGCCTTCCAATGGGCGATTGCTTGCGCCTTGTTGTCCGCGCTTTGCATGGCAATTTCTGGATTCCATCCGCTTTGATGTGAATATGCGGTAAAGGTTGCCGCCTCTGCAAGCAATTGCGTCCAAACAAAATCGGGAACCGCGGCCGGATCCCCGTAGGTTCCAACACGAACGAAACGCGCGCGGCCTAATGTATTGCGGCCGGCCTTGGTGTTGGCCATGGAATATACGCCCCGCAAAAATGACTTGTAAACAATTAAAACGCCTTGGCCTAGGTTAACATAACAGCGCCGGCCTTTGGCTTGCTTGCGCTTCGGGTCGTCGTTAACTTCCCCGCGCATGGTACAATCCCCACAAATAGAAAAATCTTCGCCGGTTTTGCTTGCCTCGAGTGGATTAATATCCGAACGCAATATATAAGTTTGTAAAACCGCGCCGGTTTTTGTGTTTCGATTTGACCAGGTTGCAATTGCAACAATTGGCTTACCATCCAAGAGGCTAGGCCCGTTGTATATGATACCGCTTTTCATAATTTTATTCCCTTGTTAAAATGCATGATTGCATAGGCTTATTATATATATTTGTGCGTATAGTGCAAGTAATTGTTTACTTGCGCCTTGCGCCTTGCGCGCTGCCTTTTTTGTTTTAGCTGCCTTGCGCCTTGCGCGCTGCCTTTTTTGTTTTAGCTGCCTTGCGCCTTGCGCGCTGCCTTGCGCCTTGCGCGCTGCCTTGCGCCTTGCGCGCTGCCTTTTTTCTTATATAAATATATAAAAAAATGCCACCCCTTGCAGGGTGGCAGTCTCTTTAGCTATAGCCTTAATCCGACCATCTGAAATACTCGTCGATGGGCCTAACATCGTATTGGTTTCGCCATTCAGCATCAGCATTAAACAGTTGGCCATACTCGAGTATGTCTTTCACGTAGGTGTCACCCATCTCAAACGATCCATCATGCATCATAGGGCTTGTAGCGGCGACAAACCATCTGGCGTATGGGTCTTTTAGTTCGCTTGATCTTTGCTTGTATGTTTTAAGAACGCGCCATTCCCACCCGTCAATACTTTTATAAACTGCGTAAGGTTCATCTTTAGCGCGTGTTTTTCCAAATTTATTAGCCATAATCTTTTCTTTCGTTAAAGTTAGATGCTAGTCGCATCGGATGGCCACCCCTTGCAGGGTGGCTGACCGATAGGCCTAATCATTTATAAAGAGCATGATTATAGATGCTAGAAAAGCAAATAAGAAACATATTGTAGCTTCAGGCGTTGGGATAAAAAGAACCGATATAGCAACGCCCATAGCTGAAATTAATGCGCATGATGCTATTATTCTATTAATAATTGTCATGATGCCACCTCAAGACCTTCAGTCTTTTCAATGGTGCGGCCTAAGTCCCAAGCAAGAGAATAAGATTGAAAGACCCATCCAGCCCCGTACTTCTTGCCCCTATACATATTAGCAAACGCTGGACGAATGAAGTTGCCCTTTGCGTCCCTGAACTCAATGCAACTAATGTAATAACGTGGATTGCCATTGCCGTCGTTTTTCAAACGTACTGCTTGGGCTTCAAGGTTGTTGATGTAGTTATTGTTTACTTTTGTCATAGTTTTTTCCTTTATTAATATCCCCTTGTATCATAGATACAAGGGGCTTGCAAGTTATAGCCAAGTGAAGCTTTTTACGACGCCCCGTACCGCGTGTTTTTTCCAAACAGTGGGC